TAATAATTAGTTAAATATGCCTCTGACCTGCGGTTTTATAGGTAGTGACTAACATCACATTTCAAAAACGAAAAATGGCCTTTTTTTTCTGCCTTAGTATATATTAGAGGGGTATTACGGCGGCGGGGATAGTAATACCCCGATCGGGCCTCTGCCGAGGCCGCTAGGCCGAGCACTAACTTACCCCTCGCACCGCCCTTAAGGCGGCTCGGGAGCTTTTACAAGTTCGTTGGGTTTCAAGCGGGTGTAGTGTATCTATAGCCTACTATAAATCACTAATGCCTACCATACTTCCTTCCCTACCATCTACTCGCTTTAGCGAGAATTAATCACGGCGCTTGATTGTGACCCGCGCCACAGAAGGAATTATGTCAGATAAAGCAACAGCAGACCTAGCCAAGAAGGTAATCCTTCAATGTATGGCAGAAGGTATGACGGTAGAGAAAGCCTGCCAGCAGGCAGGTAAGTCAGTTAAGACATATGACTACTACCGTAGATCAGATAAGAAGTTTGCAGAACTTGCAGATAGAACACGCCTCGGCGCTAAGACTAAAAGCTTTGCAGAAGCTGACGTTCACGATATCGGCTTTGCCGAGTTCAGAGAACGCTTCCTACATTCAAAGACTTTTGCCCACCAGCAAAATCTTATTGATGTCATAGAAGGTAGAGAACCATCTTGGTTGCACCCTGCTATGAAGTACGAAAAGGGTATCGCCTCTAACCGTATCCTTATTAACATCCCACCAAACCACGCGAAGTCAATTACGGTCACTGTGGATTATGTCACCTATCGAATTGTACAAAATCCTAACTTTCGTGTACTAATAGTTTCTCAGACCCAGCAGCTTGCAGCTGACTTCCTATACGCTATCAAACAGCGCCTTACAGCGCCTATGTATGAAGAACTACATCAGGCCTATGCTGCCGGTGTAGGCTTTAATAGTAAGTCTGCAACCTGGACTGCTACTCGTGTGGTATTCGGTAATGAACTACGTGAGAGTAGTGAAAAAGACCCGAACATCGAGGCAGTCGGTATCGGCGGTCAGATCTACGGTAAGCGTGCCGATATGATTATTGTAGATGACGCGGTTACTTTAAAGAACGCAAATGAGTTTGAAAAGCAAATACGTTGGTTAACTCAGGACGTGAGGTCACGTCTTAACCCAACAGGTAAACTGATTGTGGTAGGTACACGAGTTGCAAGTGTGGACCTATACAAAGAATTACGGAACCCTGATAGATATCCAGGCGGTATTGTACCTTGGACCTATCTGGCAATGCCTGCACTATTGCAAGCAGATGAGAATCCTGAAAAGTGGGAAACACTTTGGCCCGCATCTGACCAACCATTCGATGGTCAGTTGGAAAATGAAAAAGATGAATACGGCCTCTATCCAAGATGGAATGGCAAGCATCTTTATAATGAACGCCAAGCTATGGATAGCGTAACGTGGGCGCTAGTTTACCAACAGCAAGATGTATCTGAGGATGCAGTATTTGACCCTATATGTGTCAGAGGTTCCATTGACGGAATGAGAAAGTCAGGACCTATCAATGCAGACGCACCAGGACATCCCAAGGATCTTCATAATTATACTATTGTCTGCGGCCTTGACCCTGCAATCGTTGGAGATACTGCCGCCGTTGTTTATGTTATTGACCGCAATACTCATAAGCGCTACATTCTGGATGCGATTAAAATTACGCGCCCATCTCCACAAGCTATTAGAGACCTTATATTCAACTGGACTCAAATTTATAAACCGGCTGAATGGATAGTAGAGAAGAACGCTTTCCAGGCTTTTCTTACTCAAGATGAGGGTATTCGTTCCCATCTTAATACCCGCGGTATTTATTTAAGAGAACATCACACAGGCAATAACAAGTGGGATGCAGGATTCGGTGTGGCATCTATGTCTACCTTGTTTGGTACAAAGCAAGCAGACGGCAAGCACCACCGCGACAATCTTATCCATCTGCCTTCAGATCAAACCGAGAACATCAAGGCTCTTATCGAGCAGTTGATTACTTGGTCGCCTACCACAAAGGGTAAGACCGATATGGTGATGGCGTTATGGTTCTGTGAGATTAGAGCACGCGAGATGCTGAATAATGGTCAGTACTCACGTTCTCATATGCACAATCCATTCTTAAATAGGGCAGAGAGAAGTAAGCGAGTTGTCATTAACATTGACGAAATGCTCGCACAAGAAAACAAGTATTTCGTCTAAGGAGCAATATGGCAAAGAAAGATAACAAAAAACAATCTACGGGCAGCCCAACAGTTGACGCAGCAAATGCTGCTAAAAAGTTTAAAGCACCTAAAGATTACAAACCTTTGTCTACTGTAGAAAAAGCATCAATGGCTGCTTCAGTTGTTCCTACTGGTAAACTTGTAAAGACTGCTGCTCAAGTAGCATCTCGTGTTACTGCACGTAAAATGGTTCCTACCGAAGCAAAGACAGTAATCCGTAAATTTACTCAAGGCAAAAAAGCAAATATTGTTGAACAAGCTCCAAAGAAATATAACCAAGGTCCAAAGTCTCCAGTAAAAGGAACAAAGGTTACTGTAGAAAAACAAACCAAAGGTCAAAGCCCTTTGCAGCAAACAACATTTACAACTGGCGCTACAGTGCGTAAAAAAGGATCTCGCTTGGCAAACCAAGTTCAAGGTGCCGCAAGATTAAAAGCCGCAGAAACAGTTGTAAACAAAAACGCAGATTCTAAAAAGAAGGACAAGAAATAATGGCAATTACACCAAGCTGGGAAGTTTCAACCGAAGCTACCGAAAAAGAATACGAATACATTGACAAGGGCGCTGTAACTACCCCTCAGGTTAATCCTATGGTGGAATCAAAGTACCGTATGGCAGAGGCAGAAGCTAATGCTAAAGACAAAGTTGAATGGCCTACTAAAGTTTCAGGTCAGACTTCACAAGGTTTCTAAGTAAGGAATTAAATTGGCTCTAGATATTAAAGCGATTACCGCGAAGGTATCACGCTTACAGACCCGTTACGCATCTCGTGATGGTCGTATGCGCGATGTTCTTTCGGCGCGTCAAGGAGACATCAGTAAGGTCTATCCTTCTATGTTCAGCGAGGAATATCCAAAGCCGCTTGTTGCAAATATGATTCACGTGGCAGCGCGTGACCTTGCTGAAGCAATGGCACCACTGCCTGCATTTAACTGCTCTGCATCTAATATGAATTCTGACTCAGCACGTAAAGCTGCTGATAAGCGTAGCCGTATTGCAAACTACTATGTAGACCGTTCAAAGCTACAGGTGCAGATGTATACCGGTGCTGACTGGTTTAATACCTACGGTATGTTAATTGGTCGTATTGATATGGATTATGAGAACAACGAACCAACCATTTCACTTATCAATCCATTCGGTGCATACCCAGAGATTGACCGTTTCGGTCGCGTACTATCACTAACACAGATTGTTGGTATGGATGCTGAATCCCTTGCATCTATGTTCCCAGAACACGCAAACCAAATTCTAAACCGCAACCTATACACACCAGGTTCTCCTTACCTATCCCTTGTTCGTTATCACGACAAGGATCAAGATGTGCTCTACTGCCCAGAGCGCAAAGATTTAGTTTTATCTCGAACACCAAATCCAATCGGTGAGTGCTTAGTATCTGTAAAGATGCGTTCATCTATTGATGGAGAAGCACGCGGTCAGTTCGATGACATTTTGGCAGTACAGCTTGCTAAGGCACGCTTTGCTGTTCTACAGATTCAGGCAGCCGAAAAGTCTATCCAAGCGCCTATCGCAATCCCACAAGATGTACAGGAATTAGCTCTCGGCCCTGATTCTATTATGCGCTCTGCAAATCCACAGGCTATTCGCCGTGTTCCACTAGAACTACCTGCTGGTGTATTTACAGAGTCAGGTGTATTAGATAGAGAACTTCGTATTGGTGCTCGCTATCCTGAAGTTAGAGGTGGTCAGATTGATGCTTCAGTTGTTACGGGGCGTGGTGTTCAGGCATTACAAGCAGGCTTTGATACACAAATTAAAGCAGCTCAAGCACAGTTTGCAATCTTCTTTACAGAACTTATCTCGCTTGCGTTCAAGGTAGACGAAAAGTTATTCGGTTCCACCAAGAAAGAAATCAAGGGTCTTGATGATGGTATGCCATACACAATGTCATACATTCCATCAAAAGATATCGCAGGCGATTATTCAGTAGATGTTCGTTACGGCATTATGTCTGGTATGAATCCAAACAATGCAATCGTGGCTCTACTACAGATGCGTAGCGATAAACTTGTATCTCGTGATTATGTACGCCGTGAACTTCCAGTTGATATCAATATCAGCCAAGAAGAACAAAAGGTGGATATTGAAGAGATGCGTGATGCTCTTCGTGTTGCTGTTGCACAATATGCACAAGCCGTTCCTACTTTAGCAGCACAAGGTGCTCCAGTAGATCAAATCATTACACGCATTGCAGATGTAATTAAGGGCCGTCAAAAAGGTCAGTTAATTGAAGATATTGTGGAAAAGGTCTTTGCACCAGAACCACAACCGATGGCACAACAAATGCCTCAAGCTCTAGGTGCAGGTGCGGCCCCCGTCTCTGCCTCGCAGCCAACTCCAGTACAACCTGGCGGTGCGGCCCCTGCGCCTGGTGCTGGACGACCAGACATTGCATCATTGCTCGCCTCAATCGGCGGCGCGGCATAAAGAAGAGGAGGTGCAAATATGAAAAAGGGAACACAGGCTCCAGCTCCAATGTCCAAGCCAGTTGAGGGCAAAAAGGGTGGCGACAAGGTTCAAGGTGGCAAGGTGATGGCTCCATTTGCGGGAGCAGCCAAGCCAGGCAAGAAAGTCAAGAAGGGCTAATAATTTTATGTGTGAGAGGTGCCGGATGGAAAACAAAGATAACGTACGCCGTCCGGTACGTCTTGCCGACTTCTTTGTAGTCGGTGCAGGATTTTTGCACAATTTAGCAAGTTCATTTGATGTATTAACAGAAGAACTTATGGAGTTAGCAATCTATAACGCTAACCGAGAAACAGAACTGAACAATATATGGAATCAGTTCTCAACAGATTTAGAAACAATTACGGAGGATACGGATGGCACTACAGGATTCAACTAATCCTATGCAGGGCGTATCTGGTCCTGGATCATTTTCAAAACGTACAGATTTAGAATATCAGTCTCCAGAATATGGAGCAGGCGTAGAGTATGCAGCGCAAAAAGCAGGCGCTCCTCTTGCTAAGACTCCAGATGTTTCTGCTGCAACACCAACTGAAGTTCGTGCAGTAGCGCTTCAAGCAGCGCAAGAACCAATTACATCTTTATTCGCACCAACTACTCGCCCACAAGAACCAATTACTACTGGTATTGATATGGGTCCAGGTGCAGGTTCAGAAGTGCTTATGGGTGCACCACAACAAACAGAAAAACTTTCAGATACATTGGCAAAGATGTTGCCATACGATTCAACGGGTGAAATAGCAATTCTTTATCAGAACGCTTTAGCGCGAGGTATGTAACAAGTGGCAGATGCAAAAACTAATTTAAAAGTTGCAGCTGTTCAGGCAAACCTAAACCCAAAAGAGAATGATCAAGTTAATTCTCTTATTAAGTTATTAGATACCCACCAGACTCTTTCTAATATGCCTGCAACACAGGCACAACAGACTTATAAAAAATTACCTGCAAATCAACAGCAGTCTTTAAATCAAATGTTTGGTTCAGCAACTCCTGAAACAAACAAACGTGGTTGGTTTGGTAATGCTTGGCATTACACCGGTGGCGCAGTCTTTGGTGCGTTAAATGAAGTTTCTGATTTTATGACTCGCCTTTATCGCACAGGTCAAGTCATTCGTTCTGAAAAACAATATCAAGGTCGTGGAACTCAAGGTATTATTGATGCTTGGAACACAGCAAACGACAAGGGCGATTTAGTATTTAATCCAGACCGTATTACAAAAGCAAAAGCTAAGTTTGGCGATGAGCGCACAAACCTAGCAATTAAGGTAGCAGAGGGTAACGCACTTGCTGATATTCTTGCTAATGGAACAGATGAAGAAAAGATTCTTGCAGCCAAAGTATCCAAAGGTGAAGATAATCTATTCCAAGATACGCTTGATGCAGTACAGGCGGCTAAGTATTCTCCAGGCCGTGAAGTTGCTAATGCGCTACTTCCAGCACAATTAGAGGGTTCAGGTTTTCTTTATAAAGGAATTTCTGGTTTTGTTGACGCATCTTATCGCGTATTTGCAGATCCTACACTCGCACTTGGTAAGGCTAAGAAAGCATATGATGCTGCTAACTATGCACTTTTTAAGATTGCCGGAGATGCCAACAAGGTAGACCAAGTATTTACTAAACCTGCTGTTGTTAACTTCTTTAACCAGTACGGTGCAGAACTAGAAAAGTTGGGCACAGCACGTAAGTCTAAAGATATTAAGGCTGCTGTTGAAGCATCTACAAATCTAAAGCGTCTTGCTCCTGAGTTTGGCCCAGCATCTGTTGATGAGTTCATTAAAGCTGGCGTTAAGGATGCTGCTACTGCTAAGAATTATCTAGCAAATCACGCAGACGTATCTAAAATTATGCAAGGCCAACCAGGTCGCGTAACTCCATTAATTCCAAAGATGGACCCTGCTCGTAGACTTCGTGTTGCTACCTATACCACTGCAGATAAAGTATTTAACATTGACAAAGTAGGCAATAAGATTGTTACCGCTTTGTATGGTCAAGCACCACAATATGAAGATATTACCACAGGTTTAACTGCTGGCGCAGAGGCTATTGCAGGGTTAGAAAAGAATGTTGGAAAACTAAAGAACGTTAAGGATGGCGTTGTTCGTTTTTCTATCAATCAGATTCAAGGTCGTTTAGACCGCTTTGCTCGTAAGTTTACAACTGTTCCTTATTTCAAGGAAGGTTTTTTTGATGTAAACTCATTTGACGCACCTACTAAAATTTATCAAATTGCACGACTTGCTAACAGCCGTTACCACTCAAAGATTATTCAAGAAGCATTTACTGCAGGTAACGAAGGTCAGCGCAAGCAAATCTTTACAGGTTTATGGAATACAGTTGCTGAAGTTCGTGGCGTAAGTAAATCTGCTGAAGGTAAATCATTTATGAATGAATTTGCAGGACGTGGTTTAGATAAGATGTACGCAGCTGATGTAGTGCGTAATGGTGAGAACTTAGGTAATCCTGCTAACTTTGATGGTCAGCAGATGGCTTTATTCCCATATCAGTTATCATCAGGTATTGCAGTTCCAAAGATTGTTGATTTAGATCGTCTTGCTGTACGTTCAGGTTTAATTAATCGTATTTTAGGTTTATCGCATCAGCGTTGGGCTGATAAGTTAACTAGCGGTTGGGTTATTGCAACCCTTGCTGGTCCACGTTTTGCTATCCGTAACGCAACTGAAGATTTAATGCTACACCTTGCAGTAGGTGACTCTGCTTGGGGTATTGTAAAAGGTCGCGCTTTATCCACACGCCTACGTATTGCTCGTGGAATTGGTGGAAATGAGCCTGCAAAAGAAACCTTAAAGCGTACTTTAAAATTAGATACTGAAGCTGGTGAACTCGGTGTTATTAATAAGTTTGTTTATAAAAAAGAATTATCAAAATATGCAACAAAATTAGAAGCAGCTAAAACACCAGAAGAAGTGCGTCAGGTATTTGCTGAGTCTGTATTAGAAAACAAACTTGCCTATAAGTTAGACCCACAAGGTGCTGAGTATTTAGCTGATATTGCTAAATTTGGCAACATTGACGATACTCTTGCTGGAATAGCAGAAGGTTCTAAAAATGCTTTGCGTGGTGGAGACCGTTACTTATCTGTAACCGATGACGTATCTCGTTTCGGTAAGATGGGCGAATTAGAAATCAACGGCGTTAAGTACAAGCAATCTACTGGAGATAAAGCGTTTACTCAGTTTAACCCAGTAGCAAACCAACAGAGCCGTGTATCTTGGCTTGTTCAACTTGGTATTAGTTCTAATGACTCACTTGCATCTATTGCAGTTAAGCACTTAGATAATAAAGAAGTTGCTGTTGCAGAAATGCGTAAGTATTTAGAAGAACTTAGCCCTAAAGCACGTGAACGCTTTCAGCTTTATAGCGTTGGCGGTAACATAAATGTACACGCAGAACGTGCATATGAGGCAGTAAAGAATCTTTTCTCTAAGCGCAATGGCGATATTAATATGGACCTACTAAATAAGGTTCGTTATATTGATAAAGAGGGCAAGTTAGTTGTCTCATCTAAGAATTTAACACTAGATGATCTACCAGGCGTAGGCGATGCAAGCCTAGTTCCTGAATATATTTCTGGTCCAACCCTTGTTCCAGTAGCAGATAGCGCTAACTTTGCTGGTTCACTTGCTAATAAAACTTGGGATGCTATGGGTGAAGCCAATGCTCGTTTCTCTCGTGAGCCTATTGTCATCAATGAGATGATTCGTTTGCGTAAAGAGATGGCAGAGTCAGGTTTTGAAGCTCGTTTTATAGAGCAATACACTAAAGGCGTTGAAGCAGATGCGTTAGAAGCTGCTACAAACTACGCTAAGAAAGAACTTGTAACCCTAACTGAGCAGTTATCTATGAATCGCGTACTTGCATACGTAGATAACCCTGCAGTTCGTAGCCAATTAGCTATGACTTCACGCAACTTCTCACGTTTCTACCGTGCAACTGAAGATTTCTACAAGCGTTTCTCACGTGCTGTGCGTTACAACCCAGAATCTATCGTACGTGCTTCTCTTACATACGAAGGTATTCACCATTCTGGCTTTGTGCAGACTGATGACAACGGAGATATGTACTTTTTCTACCCAGGTTTGACACCTGTGTACCAGACAATGCAGGGTGTTGCTAACGGATTTGATTTCCCAGAGGCATTTAAGATTCCAATGCCTGTGGAATTTGGTGGTAAGTTAAATATGATTACCCCATCATTAAATCCTGACTCATTGTTCCCTACATTTGCAGGACCATTAGCGGCAGTACCAATGAAGTTCGTATTTGGTATGGTTCCACAGTTAGATTCACTAGAATCTGTATTCCTTGGAACATATGCTCAAGACCAACCTATGGTTAATGCTATATTCCCAGCACACGTAACTCGTTTACTTGCAGGTCTAGATCGTAATGAGCGTAATTCTCAATATGCTTCAGCATTTCGTAAAGCTGCTACCTATTTAGAGGCTACCGGTCACGGCGTTAAGCCACGTTGGGATGAAGAAACTCAGACTTGGATTCGTCCATCTGAATCAGAACTAAATGATTACAAGAAAAAGATTTCAGCTGCAACTGTTACTGTATTAGGACTTCGTTTCCTATTTGGTTTCTTTGCACCAGCATCTCCACAGGTAACTTTAAAGTCAGAGATGGAGAAGTGGGTACGCGATAACGGTAGCGTAAGCTACAAACAAACATTTAACCAACTTATCTCTAAGTATAATGATTTAGATAAGGCTACTGGAGAATGGCTACGCCTATATCCTGACCAGATGCCATACACAGTATCTGAATCAGATGACAATGTGGTATCAGTAATTCGTGCTGTAGATTCTACAGTGGAATGGATTGGCAAGAACCAAAAGGTTCTTAAGGATTACCCACAAGGTGGCCCATTCTTGATGCCAAAAGTTGGAGATTTCAACTTTGATGCTTACCGCTTATTGTTTAAGTCAGGTATTAAATACAGCAAAACTATAGATAACTTCTTACAAGATATATCTACAGCCCGTGATAAACAGTTTTATTATGACCAGAAAGATGCTTACGAAACTGAACTTGCTAACACTTATGATGACTTTAGCAAGCAAAGATTGAAGCAACAGTGGACAGATTGGTCTAAGCAATTTAAAGCTGTTCGTCCATTACTACAGCGTGAATTATCAGGTGGAGCAGAAACTGCTATTAACCGCCGTAACGCATATCAAGACCTACAGAATATGTTAAATGATAGTTCAGTTCGTCAGGTAGCACCACAAACTTTTGATGTCTTAAAGCAGATGTCAGAAATCTACGATTCATACGTATACAACAGCAGCATTGCAGTAGGCAATGGCGCTGCTGCTAGTGCGTATAAAGATATGTTAAAGCAGAACACCAAGGTAGCGTTACAGCAATTAGCTGCAACAAATGCTAATGCTCAGGATGCTTACAATGTGATGTTCTCAGGATTGTTGGGAGACTAAATTGGCATCTACTAAAGAAAAGTGGATTGCGTATTATAAAGCTATGCTGCCGCCAGATAGACAAGATCCAAAAATTATTGAAGCGCTTGCAGAACGTGCTATAAAATTAGGGTACCCTGTTCCTAAAACAACTCCTTCACCTACTGCTACACCTACACCTACTCCAACCGCTACACCTACTGCTTCACCTACTGCTTCAGCAAAAACTACACCAAAGCCAACGCCAAAGAAAACATCTGTGTCATCACCGACTCAAGATCCTTATGCTGGATTTAAAGGTTCATCTCCGCAGGCAACAGGAGATCCTGTTGCAAAAGACATTTACAACAGCACTGATGCTTATCGTAAAGAATTAGCAATTTTACTCAAGAATGCTGGATTTAATGTTCCAACAACTGGTAAACAATCTACATCTATTGCAATTGCGGATGCTTATATTCAAGCAAGACAGCAAGCTATTCTTGAAAATTCTCGCTTAGGAATTACTAGAACCGTTGAACAATGGCTTAAGGATAACGTAAAGACACCAACTGGTACCAAAGTAGGTGGTCCATCTACTCAGATTGCTACCAATGTTCTTAGCCCTACTGAGGCAACTGCAGAAATCAACAAGGTATTTCAAGACCTTCTTGGCCGCGATGCTACATCTGAAGAACTTACAGCATTTAAAAAACAATTAGAGGCAGCAGAAAAAGCTAACCCTACAAAGACTACATATAAAACAGTTAATGGAGTTACTACTTCTAGCACTACTGGTGGCATTGACCGTGACCAGTTTTTAACTAATCTTATTAATCAGGATAAGAATCTAAAAGCAGAACTAGGCAAGATAGAAACTACTGACGCTAATGTTCTTAGACGAGAAAAAGATAAGGCTATATTTGATAAGGCTGTTGCAGCAGCCGCTGGCGATGCCAATAAGATTGCTACAATTCAATCAACTACATCTTATGGCAAAGCACTTGAGAATGTTCGTCGTCAGGTTGAAACACTTGCAACTACTGCAGGTGCAGTTCTTACCGCTGAAGAACTTGATGCTATTGCTAAGGAAGCAACAGACCAAGCACTAGATACCAACATCTATCAGCTTAAGGCTTTCATTGATAGCAAGTTAAAGTTTGGTGCAGGTAAAGATGGCGTTTACAAAGGTGCTGCTGGTGAAAGCGTAGATGCTTTAACAAAAATTGCTGCAGCTAATGGCCTTGATTTACAGAAAGCATTTGGTGCTCAACTACCTGATTGGCTTACTGCTATCAATAAGGGTGAATCTATTGAGACCTACAAGAAGATTATTCGTGATGTAGCCAAAATTGGTATGCCTGAAAAGGTTGCTAAGTTAATAGATCAGGGTATTGACCTATCTACTATTTATGCTCCATATAAGAACATTATGGCTACTACGTTAGAAATTAACCCACAGACTATTGATATAAATGACCCAACTCTACGCTCTGCTATTACCGCAGATACCGAAGTTCCTATCTATGAGTTTGAACGTCAACTTCGCAAAGATAACCGTTGGCAATATACCAATCAAGCTAAACAAGAAGTGGCTAGTGCAACACAAAAGATTTTACAAGACTTTGGATTTATGGGGTAACTAATGCCAAGAGATGAAGATTCAAGTTACAATTATATTGATTTTGCAGAACTTGCTCGCCTATTGGCACAAGCTGCTGTTGCTACCCCTGCCGTAGTTCAAGCACCTGCAAATACTGCCCCATCTGCACCTGCAGTTCAACAAGCAGTTACACAAATTGCTCAAGCAGTAGTGCCAGTTATTGCTCCAACAGTTCCACGTCAAGCAATACTTGCTTTGGCAAAAGAAATTGCTGATGAAGTTGTTACTACACCTGAGATTATTAAAGCAGATACTGGTGTAAGTGTTCCACCAAAAGTTATTGATAGCATTGTTTCTGAAGTTTCAGATGTAATACCACAAAACGTTATAGATAGCATAGAAAAAAGTCTTTTTAATGCTAGTGCTAAACAAGTGGTAGTACCAACACCTTCTCAGGCACTTGATGAGCGTTCACAAGCAATATCTGAATACAAAAATTTCTTTGGCACAGGTCAAGGAACTTCAGGAACAAATGGCGCTATCAACGGCGGTGCTAAAGATGATGGCGGTGGCACAGATCAAACTCTTACACCAACAAATGTTCCACGAGGTGCCGTTTTAGAACCTGCAGATTTAGGTGTTGTTTCAATTAAGTCAATCAATGATATGACTCAAGAAGAGATTGATGCTTTTACTCAAGCAACAGTTGCTGCTGGTGGAAAATCAACGGATCCGGCAAATCGTTTGCCAGGTGAGTCTGCAAGTGCAGCAAATGCCCGCATAACTGAAGGATACAAAAAATTCCTTGCAAAACCAGTAGCAAGTGAAGATGCCATAAATGCAGGTGCTGAAGTAAAATTTGTTCGTACGGGTTCTGGTGGCCAAGGCGAATATACAGTTGTGACACCTGTTGGCTACACTGGTCCAGAAATCAAAACCACAAATTGGACTGAAGGTATTATTCCAAACACTGGTAAATATACAACAGGCTCAGATGCTGGAAAATTTGTTGATGCAGAAGGAAATGTTACACCAGTTCCAACATTTAATGATTTAGCAAGTGGCACAGTTACCCCACCACCTGCCGTAGATTATACATCTGGTTTAAGCGTAACTCAATTAGCACAAGAAGCCAATAGAGAACGTGGTGGATATTATGGAGGAACTGTAGGACCTACAGGACCTAATGTTCCTTCTATCGCTGGAATTACTGGTCCAACAGGTTTAACTGGTCCAACTGGTCCTATTATAACTCCAACAGGTCCAACAGGTTTAACTGGTCCAACTGGTCCTGGATTTGTTCCTGGAATTACTGGTGCAACATTACCTATTGGACCAACTGGTGCAGCCGTACAAACTTATACAGCACCAGATGGAACTAAATTTACCGATGCTGCTGCTTATGTTAATTATACAAATATGCTTCAATCTGGTCAGCAAGCACGCCAGTCAGCATATGATGTACTATTAAATGAATTTAATAAATATGGCCTTGGTTCGTTAGTAGAAGGCATTAAGGATTTAATTAAATCTAATGTTTCGCCATCAGAGTTTTCTATTGCCTTACAAAATACTGATGCTTATAAGCAGCGTTTTGCTGCTAACCAAGACCGTATTAAGCAGGGTTTACGTGCATTAACTCCAGCAGAATACATTGGTCTTGAGGACCAGTATCAAAACATTATGCGTAACTATGGACTACCTGCTTCTTACTACAGCAAGGATTCTATAGGAACCCAAGCTGGGTTTAATAAGTTTATTGCTAATGACG